GGGGATGGTGGCGGGGTCTTTGCCCATGTGGACGAGGTAGCCGAGCCGGTAGGCGCGTGCGGGGTGGGCGTGGACCCATCCGTGGCATCCTGTGGCGCCGCTGCCGCAGAGTTGGAGCAGGTTTTCGGGCTGGTGGAGCCGGTCGAAGGGGTGGCTTCGCGGTTCCCTGTGGTGGATGCTGTCGCCGCTCCAGTGGCTGCCGGTTTCCCGGTCGCATATGGCGCATCGGTATCGGTCTCGCCGTTGTACGATGCGGCGGGTTTCGTCGGTGGGTTTGGTGCTCATCTCTGGGCCTTTCGTTGGCATTCGTTGATGATTTCCTTGGCTTTTTGTTCCGGGTCGATGCCGGTTTTGACGCAGGCCCAGAAGTCGGTTCGCATGCTGTCGGTGAAGGTGCCTACGGGCACGTGGTCTCGGATGTGGCCGGTGATCCACCGGTCGTCGATGACGGTGCCGTCGGGCAGTGCGTGCCGGTAGGGTTTCGGATGGCTGGGCATGGTGTCCGTGTATGCGCCTTGGCGCAGCCATCGGCTCATGTTGGGCGCGTATTTGGGTTCGTCCACGGTCTTGGCGTAGGCGATGACGCTGCCGATGAGCTGTCTGGGGTCGGCCGGCGGCCGGCCTGCGACGCCTTGGACGACGAGGTTCCACGCCTTTTCGGCTTCGTTTTTGCTGCCGGTGTGGCGCGGGTAGGCGTTCCACGCGGTCTCGAACGGGTCTTCGAGCATCTTGGCCTCGAGTTCGGCCATGGTGGTGCGCTCCGGCTCCGGTTCGGGCGTCGGCGTGGAGGGGTTGGGGGAGGTTATATCGGTATGGGAATAGGTATAGGTAAGGGTGCTTCGTTTTTGCTTGCCGGTTTGCTTCGCGTTTGCTTCACCTTTTGCTTCGGCAAGTGCTTCGTCGTTTGCTTCGTCCGGTTGAAGCATTTGCTTCGCGTTTGCTTCGCTGTCTGCTGAAGCATTTGCTTCGTTTTTGCTTCGTCTCGAGCGGCCGGACGCCTTGCCACCGGCACGGCCGGCGCGGGCGCGTTTCTCCTGCAATTCCTTGGTGGCCGCGTACTTGCAGAGCATGGTGCCGTCGGGGTTGGCGGCGACGATCTCGAACACGCCGGGCTCGGTTTCGCGCCACAGGCCGGCGTCCACGAGCTGGCGGGCGAGCTTCGGGCTGCCGCCGAGCTTCCTGACGCGCTGCATGGTGATGGCCCCGTCGTAGTCGCCGTGGCGCAGCTGGCGGCCGACGTAGCTGCCGGCCATCGCCCACAGGCCAATCGCGGACAATGGAAGCTCCTCGCATTGCGGGGCGTCGTAGATGCCATCGTCGATCATGAACCAAGTCATGGGTGTCTTCTCCTCTCGGGTCGGCCTATTCGATCTCGCCGGTGTCGGGGTCGACGGTTTCCCCGCCGTCGTTCCCGTCGTCGTCCGTGTTGGGCAGTTCGCCGAACGGGTCGAGGCTGCGTTTTAAGTCGTCGAGCATGATCCGGTGGCGCGTGGAGTTCGGATAGGTCATGAGGTCGTCCAGGACGGTGGCCTCGTCGATGATGCGCTGCGCGAGCTCGTCGGCGTCGTAGAGCGCTTCGACGTATGGGCTGATGCCCTTGTAGCGTTCGATGTATTCCTCCTTGTCGGCGCATTCGAGGAGCTTCGACGCCTTGACGCGGAACGCGCTGGCGGCCTTCTTGACCGAGCCTGCGGCTGCGGACAATGGCAGCAGCTGCAACGGGGTTATCTCGTCGGGGATGAGCGTGTCCTGCACGCCCTTGCTTTTGTTCTTCGCCATGCGAGTGTCCTTTCTAGAATTCCGGGTCGCCGGTGTCGGTGGTGAACGTGTCCGGCGTGTAGCCGCTGCCGCCGTTGGCCCACGGGTCGGACGCCGGCGGCGGTGTCGTCTGCTGCGGCTGCTGCTGTTGCGGGGACTGGCCGTTCGGGTTGCCGAACGTGCTGCCACCCTGATAGCCGTCGTGGCCTCCCTGTTTCGTGACCTGCGCGGTGGCGTAGCGCAGGCTGGGCCCGATCTCGTCCACGGTCATTTCGACCACGGTGCGGTTCGTGCCGTCCTGAGCCTGATAGGAGCGCTGGGAGAGCCGGCCGGTGGCGACGACACGCATGCCCTTGGACAGCGACTGGGCGCAATGCCCGGCGAGGTCGCGCCAGGCGGAGCAGCGCATGAACAATGACTGGCCGTCCTCGTACTGGTTGGCCTGCCGGTTCCAGACGCGCGGCGTGGAGGCGATGGTGAAGCCGCACACCTGCGTGCCGGTGCCGGTGGTGCGCAGTTCGGGGTCTGCGGTCAGGTTGCCGACGATCGTGAGGATGGTTTCGCCGGCCACTAGTCCTCGTCCTCCATGTCCTCGATCCAGTCGCCGACGAACGTGGCGAGGACGTGCGCGTCCTTGGCTGCGCTGCTCGCGATGCCCCATGCCACGTCTTCGCGGCGGTTGTGGCAGTGCAGGGCGAGGTCGGAGAGCGCCGCATAGGCCATGTCGGCCACGTCGCGCATGTGCTCCAGCTCGTCAAGCTCGCCGGCGTCATCCGGGCCGTCGCCCTCTTCCTCGTCGTCTTCGTCGTCGATGACGGCGCCGAGCGGCTTCCGGTCGCTGGAGGCGAACATGTCGGCGAGCGTCTTGCCATTGGGCAGCACAGGTTCGACGGATATGAAGGCCTTGGCCTTCTCGCTCAATGCGAGGCCGGCTTGGTCGAGCGCCGTGACGAACAGTTTTGCCAGCTCACCGTCGGAGACGGACACGTCGCCCTCGATGAGGCCGTAGAACTTCTCGGCGAGTTTTTCGGCCATTTCCTTGTTGGATGTCATGATTTTCCTTTCCTGATGTCCCGTTTCCATACCCATTCGCATTCCGCGCCGATGGTCGCCGTGCTGCGGTCGATGACGAACGCGGCGGGCGACGGCATGAGGATGAGGCGTGGGTAGTCGAGCCGTGAGTTGCATTCGCAGATCGCGTCCAGCGTCTCGGCGATCAGTTCGCCGGGCGTCATGGTCAGGCCCCGTTCGGTGATGGGCCAGATCATGAGGCTGCGGTGGGTGTTCATGGGACTCCTTCGTTTGGCGCGGAGCCGCGCTGGCGTGGTCGACGCCGGCAATGGAGACCACCGGCTCGCACGCCATCGCTTCCGCTATCCACTGACTTCCTGTCGTATGGGGATGGATCGCGGCCGACGTTGACGCGGCCCCAGTGGACGGCCTCGGAATCGAACCGAGTCCCGGCCCTGTGCCGGCACTTGTGCGCCTGCGTGGCCGGGGGCTAACCTGCCCGCCCTATGCACCGGCGGCCGGGGAACCGCCGACGCTGTTTGAGAGGAGAAGAGATTTTGAGTTTTCGATTCGGGTTTGTACGGTTTTCCTTCCGCCACCACCTCGGGAAGAGGAGGCAAGACTAGATGGACAACACAAGAAGGCACAGGGCGACCCACAGGCATACGGAGGACACCGTCGTTGAGGGTTTTTCCCTGCGCTTCTGCGCGGTGCCGACGTTGGCCAGCACGAGCACGAGGGCGACGGCGCAGAACGTGATCTGCTGCCAGCACAGGCTCATTCCGATTCGCCTCCCGCCTCTTCGATGAGGCCGATGAGGAACAGTGGCGCGTTGACGAACGCCCACCACGCGGCCAGACCATTGCCCAGCGGGTGCATGCAGGCGTCATGGGTCAACAGCCACGCCAGACAGCAGACGATGGAGACCACCAGCAGCAGGCCGATCGTGTACGGGTAGCGCTTGAACATGACGCCGCCCTTACTTGGTCTGGACGAGCGTGTCAGCGCCGTCCGGGACGACGACGAGCTGATCCGCGTTGGACAGAGCGTCGATATAGTGCTGTTTGAGCACGTTGTCGGTCAGGCTCTCGTTGAGCACGGCGTTGGCGTCGGCCTCGCCCTGCGCCTTGATCTTCTTGGTCTCGGCCTCGGTCTTGGCGACTTCCTGCTCGTTCATGGCCTTCTGCTTGTCGATCTCGGCGGCCTGCGCCTCGTTGTATTTCTTGACGATCTCGTCGCCATAGCGCACGTCCTGCACGCTGACCTGTTCGACGGTCAGGCCGATCTTCCTCCACTTGGCCGCCAGCGCATCTTGCACCGCCTTCGTGTATTCGCCTCGGTTGGTGAGCATCGTCAAAGTGTCGAACCGGCCGGACTGTTCACGGGCCACGCTGCGAAGATCGTTGCTGATGTAGTTCTGCGTGAACGTCTGCTGCTTGCCGTACTCCGAGTACAGGTATTCGGCGGCGCTTGGATCAAGGCTGTAGTTGACCTGAATGTCGATGTCTGCGGAAGCTCCGCTCCTGTCGTTGACGGTGACTTGCTTGCCGACCGCGCTGCCGCCGTCGTACTTGTAATCGGTGTCTTTGTAGAAGTTGATGAGGTTGTTGCGGGTGTCGTATTTGACGATGCTCTGCCACGGCGTCTTCAAATGGAAGCCCGCGTCTTCGGAATGGCCGGCCAGACTGCCGCCCATGTTGCGGATGACCGCGACCTCGCCCACGTCCACGGAGTACAGGCATGCGGGGATCAGCAGCATCAATCCGACGAGGCCCGGAATGAGGCCGATGCCGGCCCCCTTGACGTTGTTGGACAGCGCGATGCCGGTGACGGCGGCGCTGAAGAGCAGCAGGACGATGGAGATGACGAACCAGATCATGAGGGTTCCTTTCAGAGGATAAGGCCCTTTCCCCGTGCCGGTAGGCTTGAGGTGCCAACCAAAAATCCGCACGACGCGGGGAAAGGAAGAATTTTCAATGCAGACACAACGAGAGGCGCTTAACGAAGCGCTCGACAATCTCCGTGTCGGAACCAGTAGCGCCGCTTGGCTCCGGGATCATGCAGAAAGCGAAGAGGTGAGGAAACTCGCCCGCGCCGTTCATTACATCGGCTTCGGCGCTCAGCAGATCGCCATCGCCCTCACCGACCGAAACAAGACCAAGGACTTGTAGGAGAAACAGGGACACCGCGTCGAGCTGTGCCAGAAGCGCACGCCTGTCCAGCTTCTCCGAGATTCGCCTGTATTCGGAGTCCCCCAGTGCCTCGCGCACGGCAGCCTCTGAATACAGGGACGCTTTCATGCGCAGCATGCCGGCGTCCTGAAGATTGTGTTGCAACGTCTCCAGAGAGGACAGCAACGCAGGTTCACAATTGGACTTGCTCATTTCGCCGCCTCTTCCGGTTGGGGGTTGTCCGCCGGCCACGGGTCAAGGGTGCGACCCATGAGGTAGTCAACACTGGTGTTGAAGAAGTCGGCGAGCGCCTTGTAATCCTTTGCAGAGAAGGGGCGAAGGCCGTTCTTCTTGTTGCTGTAGGTCTGTTCGAGCATTCCGATTCCAGCCGCGACTTCGCGCTGGGTTAGATGGCGAGCGCCTTCTAGCTGAGTCAGCCGCTCCGCAATAATGCTCACTTCTAAGCGTTTCTGATTATCGGTCATGGCTGCAACAATAGCACGACTAAGCATTTTTGCTTATCGGCGTGTCGTAAATTAAGCACTTTTGCTTATTTAAGCATTATTGCTTATAGTTAAGCATATGAACACAGCAGCAACGGCGACGACAATCGCCGACCCACAAGCAACGGCATTGCGCAATGTCGATTTGCTTATGCACCTTGAAGGTAAATACCGTAAAGACCTTGCGGTCTACCTAGGCCGCATCCCGCAAGTCATGTCGCGCATGATGAAGAGCGGAAGCACATGGTCGTTTAACGACATGTACCGCACCGCCGAATTTCTCGGCGTTCCGCTTGAAGTGCTGACTGACCCCACACTTTCCCCTGATAGAGCGCTCAGTATCATCGGCGAGCGCCGTAACGATAACGATGGGAATGGAGGTTTGCCTGTCGTCAACGTTGACGACTTCCGCCTACGTGGCGGGGCATGGAAGGCCCCGGCTATGATTCTCGCGGCTTAGTTTTGAGCCGTTTGGGATCATAACCCAGAGGTCCACGGTTCAAATCCATGCCCCGCTACGAACGTGGTTATATGGCCGCTGATTTCGGTACCGAAATCAGCGGCCTTTCCGTTTACCGTGGCGATATGGATGAAAGGCGATCAGGCAGCTACGGTGCCCAGGGAAGTCGGCGATCATAAACGTCTCGTCATTTTCATCGCGGATCTTCAGTTGTCTAATCCACGGGAGGCGACAGGCGTGAAGTTTCTCAACGAAGCGGAAGCCGGGCACAAGTCGTATGTTACGATCGACTTCGTGCCCAGCTCCCGTTCTTCTGCTCAGAAGCGGAGTGTGGTTCACCATCCAGCCGACATCATCGGCATCATGCCGCAGCGGGTCAACGTATCGGCCAGCGCATCGTCCAGTGCTTGAATCGGTCATAGCGACGACGCCACCGAACGACGATGGACAGTATGGCGCCTATCGCCAGAGCTGACACGGCCAGAACCGAGGCAAGCGACACATCGCCACCCGTGACGGGCAGTGACGGGCGAGGGTTGGGCGTGGTTGCCTCCGCCGGCGCCGGCGGCGTCTCGGGTTTCTCCGGTTCGCACGGTTTCTCCGACTCACATGGGGGCAACACCCGCACACGCTCCCAGGCATCGTCATACCGGCTGGACGCCGGGGAAACACGGTCATCCCCCTCGAACCGCCAGACGAACACGTACCACCCAGGCCGTTCGGCGGTCAGATACATAGGAGCGCCATGCGCGTCCAACGCCCCGGCGCCGATTTTGAACGTGCCGTTCATCGCGGGAATCTCCCAGGTGGCCAGCAACCGGTGGTTGTCGTCTTCCGTGGGAACCTCTCCCCCGGATGGCTTGTACGCCTCATCGTTGGAGGGGTTGTCGGGATCGCCGGACCACCATACGCTCACCGTCGCATACGGCCGATCCGCCGCGAACTCATACTCTTCGTTGCCGGCATACTGGCCATGATCCGCAGGGAATCCCGATACGGTAATGGTGTCGCTGAGCTCGGCACCGATATCCGCCGAATGCTCAGTGACCGTCGACATGACTTCTAGCTTCCTGCGACTTGTATTGCTTTCCGTAGCCTCCATAAACGGACTTATCCAGTCGCCTATAAGGTATTCCTGCGCCTGTTTGCTCTGCTCGGACCGCCGAAACACCCATACCCATGTGCCAAAACCGCTATTCTGCTTGGTCCGGTAAGCGGCACCGTCATCCGGCTTGGTCATGGCCTGCACACGTGCCTGCTGCCCCACCCCGGTGAAAGAGGCCTTGCCATAGGCCACCGGCTCATAACCCAAAGTCGCCAATCGCGCAAGAAAAGCATCGGCGCTCTCTTGTGCATTCGGCGTAATGACATTGCCCACATCGCCCGTATCAAGACCATCGAAATAGTATCCGCGGGCCTGCAATTCCAAATCGGGCACCCAATAACTGTCCGCATCCGCCACGCCACTGGTCACGTCATCGAACACCGGAGAAGCCACATCAAGCACCTTCTCGGAGACCTTGGTGGATACCGCCGGAACAAAATCCTTACGCACCCGAAATGTCGTCGACGCGCCGCCAGTGGAAGCCATCGAGTCAAAGGCCAGCATGTCCTGAGTGCTGTCCATGACGTGCATCCGCCCATACTCGTATGTGGTGTTCGCCGTCACCTCGCCGGCGCCGGTCGCCTCCCACGCGATCGAGGACCCGGCGCTCGTCGACACCCCCGAGAACGTGTTGCCGCCTTGGACGAACCGCGCCGCCCCCTGCAAGGTGACGGTGAACGGCACTCCCGCGATCGCGTCACCGGCGCGGTTCACCACTTTCACCGAGATGGAACCGCTGCGCAAAGCCTCGGCATCGGTGCGTTCCACCGTCGTGCCCGCAGGCGTCTTGCCGGCCGATTGATCCCATATCCGGGCCGCCTTCGCCACGATCTCGGGGTACCGGCCTTGAATGACCGCCATCTGTCTCGCCCACTCGTCCCGATCGCGCCCGAAGTGATCCTGCACGATGATGCCGATCGCCGCATGGGTGGCGGCATCCGTGTCGCGGTACCGGTCAAGGATCCATGCCATACGCCGGGCGTTCTCATCGGAGGCAAGCACCGTGGTGGGGCCTATCACATAGTCGCTCAGTTTCCCCGCTTCGATGCAGTAGTACTTGTTGCCCGAAGCGTCCAGCCCCGCGACACCGACGTAATATTCCATATCGTTGTATGGAAACGCCACGTGATATCTTTCGTCGGCGGGCGTCAACGTCGCGGCATACGCCGTATTCGCCGAGCCGAACACCACTCCCACCATTATTATCAGACCGGTCAGCATCGCTACGATGGCCATGCCCCGTTGCCGCCATGTCGTTATCATCATTCGTCCTTTCCTGGTACGTTTCCCCGCATACTGCACTGTGTGCGGGTAGGCCACGATCATGGCAGATTTTCATTCGCTACAGCCGGTTTTTCGACCTATGTGGTCCGAGCTTGCCGTTTGCCGGCGAGTTGTGGATAACTCTTCCGCCGAGTTATCCACCTCATGCGGTTGACCGAACGTTTACCTGATAGTTATCCACAATGCGCAACATATGTTCAAAAGCCCTTAGAATAGGGCCTTATGGCAGCAGTACAACATCGCGCGACCACGCGCACTAGTAATACCGATAACAGCACCACGAAAACGAAGTCAAAGGCGACTTCTGCCCGAAAGAGCCCCGCAACCAAGCGCAAGAGAGTCAGCGCCGAAACGGCACGCGCCGCAGCAGCGCTGAAAGGCCTGGCTGTCGAAGCCCCCGCACCGTCCATCGAAGCAAACGAGCCCGGCCAGTTCGGCCGCATCAATGTCATGGACATCACTCCCGCCGAGGAGCGCGGCATCTTCCCCGCCCGTGTGGAACTCGGCGAACCGTTTGAGATGACCGCCCAGGTGTTCATCGAAGGCCGTACCAAGGTGGGTGCCACCGCCATCGTGCGCAACCCGCGCGGCAAGGAAACCATGCGCCGGGCCATGACCTGCGTAAATCCCGGCCTCGATCGTTGGACCGTGATGGTCAAGTGCGGCGAGCACAGCGATCTGAAGCCTTGGGAGGATGGCTACGCGGCCGTCAAGCGTCAGCTCGGCGAATGGACCGTGACCATCGAAGGTTGGGAAGACGCGTACGTCTCCTGGCTGCACGACGCCCGCATCAAGGTGCGTGTGATGGACGACGTGGACAACGCACTCAATTCCGGTGCCGAGTTGCTGGCCCGTTGGGCCGAAACCCCGGACACCGGCCTGACCGCACGCGATCGCAAGACCTTGGAGAAGGCCGCTGAGACCATGGCCGATCAGACGCTGAGCGCCGAGGATCGTCTCGCCGCCGG